GGTCGTCTCCAGACGTGGGCAGGGGTTCGCCTACCCTACAGGAGCAAAACGCACACGCAAGCGCCAGACTGGAACAAGATGCTAACGGGCGACGGCACGCACGTAGGCCTGGCACGCACGCAATGCGATCAGTCCGTCGTCGCCGGCATCGGTGATGCCGATAATTCGCTGAGCATGCGCCGGGTCAAGTCGGGCTCGCGCGGCTGCATGAACCACGCTGCCGGTGGCGGTAGCGGTTGGCATTGGGCAGCCGCCGGCGGGGTCGAGAAGGACTGACAACCGCACATCGGCAGTAGCCAGCCGGTCACGCAGAGCAGCCTGATGACGTTGGGCATCTTTCAACTCCCGATTGTGTTGTTGATCGCTGGCGCTGAGCTGTTGCTCCAGGGCCAGCCGTTTGTCCTGCTCGACCTGCTGTTGACGCAAGGCCAGCTGGCGTTGCTCGCTCAGCGCTTGCGCCTGCAGGGCCGATTGCCGCTCAAGCTGCGCGCCATAGCGCCAGGCCTGCACCTGCCAGGTCACGGCCATGAGCAGGCATACCGCGATCACGTGGTAACGCATAACACCGCCTTCGCCCGCGCCCACAAGCGCAAGCGCTCTTCCAGGCCATTGAGCCCGCCGTTGATACGCCGCGTAATGCGGGTGAACTGGTCGTTGTCCGCCAGCTCATTCAGGCCGTTGCTTTGCCAGAACCAGGCAGCAGATTCCGCTGCCCATTGCGGTTGCTCCAGCAGTTCGGGCTGGTGCAGCAGGCGATCGTCACCAAACAACGCCTGGCTGCAGGCCAGGTAGTTGCGACGCCCGGTAATCTGGATCAGCCCCCTGCCCCGGTACCGCTGCCCGTCGCCGTCGGCATCGGGGGTGTTACCCAGGCGGGCAGCCAGGGTGCCGGTGTCGTATTTGCTCAGGTATTGATCGCTGCCCAGTTCGCGGACGTAGCGCAGTTCGCCGGATTCATGGGCGATTTGGGCGAGGAAGGCGGCGGTGCGTATTGGGGTGTTGATCGCGTACCGAACGAACGCCGCATTTAGCGCGATCAAAAAAATGCCCGCTCTAGGGCGGGCGCCAGGCATGATTTGAAGCAGTTGCGGCAGCGTTATTAGCATGGGTCTTACTCTTGAAAGTGTTTACGCCGACAACCCACCCGCCGTAATCGTGCTGCGATAGCCCGTCACCGGGTCGCCAACATGAACCACTTGCGTCATCGACCATTGCCCCTGCATGTATGACGGCCACGTCTCATCGAGCAGCAGCAGCCCTTCGGCCGCCAGCAGCGGGTTGCCTGGGCAATCGATCACCAGCTTCAACCCTTCGCGCCCCACGCGGCGAAGTTCTCCTTCGGCCACGGTGCGGGCTTCGGCTTCATTCTGGCAGCGTTGGCGCAGGGTTTTGAACGGCGCAATCCCGACCTGGACGACACGCTGCTTGCAGGCTGCGGCATCCCACCAGGTGACACGACTGCCCATGTATTTCGAACGGGATTTTTCGTCAAGCGTGGCGGTGATAAAGGCTTGGTCGCCGGGGCGATTGTCCTGGATCACGGACAACTGCACCGCCGGCAATAGCTTGTCGGTAAGCGACTTGACCTTGCCGGCTTCCGCCAGCACATACAGCTCGTTGTAGGGCTTGGTGACCGCGTTGTAGCGCAGGGCGAGGCGGGTGATGAACGCCATGTCACTTTCATTGGACTGGTCGATATGCGCGATCTCTATCCCGTCCAGCGCCGGCGCCACACGCGGCGAAAAACCGTGACGGCTGACCAGTTGGCGAAACAATGCCCCCAGGGTAGTGGGCCCATAGCTGGCGGATCGGCGCTGACGATAGCCGCTGGCGTCCACCATGCTGAAGGGCGCCGCAGTGGCCACAATCATCAAGCGCATGGGAAACAACACCGGGGTTCGCTGGCTGACAACAAACTCGCCCTTCTCCACCAAACCCGATTCCTGATATCCGACACGCAAACCGATCTTGCCACTCAAGCTGGGCAAGCCCTCCAGCCCTTCGATATTGAGGGTCAGCTCCAGCCGGTCGGCTTGAATGCCCGTAGCATCGGTGTGGCTCCAGCGCATCAGGCGTTGGTTGAGCAGCGCCGCGTTGGCGCCGTAAAACTCCACGATAGGCGTAAATCCCTGTGCCATGCCGCCTCCTTAATCCCAGGCCAAAACGGGTTTCACGGCACTCGGCCGCGCTTGCAGCTCAGGCACGATCACCCACACACCGGCCGGCAGCACCGCGCCATATTCGGCAAGCGCTGGATTCAGCCCCCAGAGGGTTTCCTCCGCTACGTCATCGCAACGCCCGAGCTCGCGGTAGAGCAGCAGGTTGACCGAGTCACCGGCAATACTTCGCACTCTACGCATTGGCAAACTCCTCCAGTTCAAGGCTCCAGCTCATGACCATGGCGGTGCCGTCATCGATCACGTTGCTTTGCGTTTCCACCACCGAATTGATCCGCCACAAGCCCCAGTTACGGCCGACACCATCGACCAGAGGCAGTGGTGCCCGTCTGTTTTGTAAGGCGCGCAATTCGTCCAGGCGTTGCATGCCAGTGCCGTACATCGCCGTGCCGGTGAACGTGAGTTTTTCCAGCTTCTGCCCGCTCTGCCGTGATTGGGACTTGCTGGCGATAATCGCCAGGTCAGTCCATCCACCGTCACTGTTGCGGACCAGCGAGGCATAGGCAAACCCTCGGGACAAGCCAAAAACAAAGTCGCCCAATACCATTTGTTGTCGCATCAATCACCTCCTGAAGGATCGGCCAGTGCCGCGTTGCGCCGGAGCCCCAGAGTGTCGGTGACCATCGGCATGCATTGAAATTGCAGGGCCTGGATCACCTGGTTGACGACCTGTTGCGAGTCCGCCGGGTTGACGCCGGTGATCTGGATGCTTGGGGCGAGAGTGACTTGCACGTTGTCCGTGCGGGCATTGTTGAGCTGCTTGCTCACGGCGTTGGGCGCGGGCAGGAGATCACTTGATCCGAACAATTTTTCACCTAGCCATGAGCCTGCTTCACTGCCCAGCAAGCCGCCGATTGCGCCGCCGACAGCGGTACCGACACCTGGAAAGATCAGGGTGCCGACGGCTGCACCCGCTGAGGCGCCCGCCCATGCACCGCCGGCGGTGCTGAGGCCAGAACCGATGGCTTTGGCGTCGCCGTTGCGCACGCCTTGGACGACATCCATGGCTGTGTCGACATATTTCATCGGGCCAAGGCGGCGGGCACCGGCGGACTCCAGTTTGCCCAACACACCCGACAACCCCTGCGCCAGGCCTTTGCTCGTACCACGAGCCGAGGCGCGGGCAGGCGTAGGCGCAGCCGAGGAGGCAAACCCATTACCGGGAAGACGAGCCGAGGCGTGGCTCACCCGGCTGCTGTCGAACGGCAGCGGCGGCACGCCCCTGGCATTGAGTAGTGGCGCTGCCGATGCATTACGTTGGGGTTTAAGATCTGCTGATTTTCTGACTACGCTGGATTTGACCACGCGTGTTCTTGATTGGCGGGTCTTGTTACGTCTGCCTGTGGGTCGCGCTTTGCCTTCGCTCCTGACGGTCTCACCGATATTCTCGGGTAACTGCGCCGTCACCGTCCCCAGTGAACCACGGATATCGGCAGGCAGCGCTCCCGTGCAGCAACACTCCGTACCTTTGTTACCGGCCTTGGCTTTATCGTCCTTAAGCCATTTAGCCGCAGTTGGAAACTTGTCGGCCACCGCATCGAGGGCCTTGCCTGAAACTCGCTCCTTGGCCGTATCCCATAAACTGGTGAGCACTTCCTTGCCGACAAACTTAACGGCATCCTTCCCCATCTCCTGGGCCTTGTCGCTCCAAGGCTTTTCCTGATCGCTTCCCGAGGTTCCAGCGCCGACATCGGCCGTCTTGGTTGCCAGCGTTTTTCCAGCGAGGGGCAACGTGCTGTTGAGCGTCTCCAGCGTCTCGCGCAGCCGCACTTGCTCTTGGACCAAGGCGTTGATATCCACACTGAGCGTGACCAGCGCAGAGCGCAGTTCCAACTGCGGCTGCGATGCAGCCTCCAGACTTACAGGTGCCACGGCGCTTGTGGAAAACGGTGTCAGCACATTGCCGAGATCCGCCTCGCCAACCATCCAGCGATAGTCTTCCTGAGCTTGCCTGAGCCCATATTGAGTCTCTTGCATCCCGCTCTACTCCTGTTTAACGCCAAGGCGAGTGATCGCGATGTCGTAGCGGCGCAATGCTTTTGCGGCGTCCCAGTCGAGGATCTCCGCTTCATTTACCCGGTAAACCAGCGGCACCACATCGAGGATCACGTCGATGTCGCGTTGCGAAAGAAGGCCGCCGGTTGATTTAAAAAATCGTCGATGCGCTCCTGCAGCGCGGTCCAGTCGGGCACGGTGAGGCCGGCGAGATCGGGGATCATCAGGCCGGTGCAGTGGGCGGTGATGAACTCGGCGCGCTCTTTGTTGGTGGCGAGTTTTTTCATCACTTTGGTGGCGCGCAGGGCGGGCATTTCCAGCCGCAGTTCGGTGTGGCTGCGTCCGGCCGCGTCGAGGGGCAACAGCAGTTGCACGGGCTGGTCGTGGGCGGGTTGCTGGGGTTCGCCGAGGAAGAATGAAGTAGGACGCGTCGACATCTCATGTACGTACTGGGCGATGGTTACGTAGTCTGGGCGCTTGAGTTGGTCGAGTTCTTTTTCCGACAGGCCGGTGGCGAGTTTCGCCAGTTCGAAGAACTGGTCGTCCTCGTCTTCACCGGCCCGGGCCAGCGCGTCTTTTTGCGCGGCGTAGTACAGCGGTTTGAGTTGCACCTGCTCGATCGCAACGCCGGTGTCGGCGGTGATCGGGGACAGCAGGCGGTGCAGCGGCGGCATCCAGGCCATAGGGCAATTCCTTGTATAACGTTTGAAAAGCGTCGCAGTGTTCCGGTGCGAACGCGGTCAGGGTGGGCGCTGGCTTGCCTGCGACTGCATCAACTCGGTGACACTGACAAACCGAGTCGCCTGCATCGCGGGCAAGCCCGGCTCCCACATTGACTGTGCCCACTTCAGAACACGGTTGTTCTTAGGGCATCAGCACCGCGCGGCGGGCATCGCCGAGGATGTCGACGCCGTTGAGCACGAACTTTTGGGTGCGTACGTCGATGTCGATCACCGCAATACCGTTTTCCTGACGTTTGTAAGTGCGGCAGGACAGATCCAGCGTGGTGAGCGCCTTCTCGCCCATCTTCACTTTCCCTTCCTCCAGGGATTTGAGCTTGCCGCCGACGGTGTGGTAGGTGAAATACGTCTTGCCGTCCTGGTCCTGCCCGGCTTCACGCACGTTCAGCAGGATGTCGTCGCCCAGGCGCACGCCCAGGGCCAGCATGACTTCCGCGCCGGCGCCTTGCAGGATCAGCTTGGCGCTCAGCACCTTGCCGCTCTTGGCCATTTCCTCGGCAATAAAGCGCCCGCCGGACATGGCCTCCATGTCGAACTCGATCTTCGGCGGATTGAATTCCTCCACGGTCGCCGACAACGGCAGGCCTTGAAGGGTGGCCGCGATGGCCTGTCTGACTCGGTTGGTAAACATTAGAGAACGTCCTCCAGGAACTGCTCGATAATTTCGTCACGGGCGTTGAGTTGATAAATCATGTGTTCGTTTGGCGCGTAGCGGCCGTAGTCGATGACGATGTACCAGGTGCCGTTCTTGTACTTCTCGACACTGTTCAATTCCGGGTGCAGGTACACACTACCGCCGGGGATGGTTTCGTCGGCGACCAGGGTTTGCAGCCAGTCGTTGATGCGCTTGACCTCCTGGTCCATGAAGGACTTGGTGAGGTTCCTGGCCATGGCTTTCTGGCCGGCCTTGACCAGCTTGCGGCTGATGGCGTCTTCCAGGCCGACATAGCTGATGAACTTGCCGGTGATGGAACGGTTACCCAGCAGCGAAAAACCGCCGAGGATGGTGCGCGCGTAGTAGCTCACGCCGTAGCGGTTGAGCAGGTCGCCTTCGGTGGAGGTGTCGAGGATGTTGTACTCAACCACGCGGGAAACGTCCTCGGCGAACGTCACCTGATTACCCGGGCTTTCCCACTGCTTGACCTTGGCCAAGGCGGCGATGGCCAGGGACGATGGCGACAGGAACACGTTTTTCTTCGCCGCCTTGGAGTACACCGACGGCATGTTGTGCACCAGCAGGCAGCGGTCGAAACCCAGGTCGGCACCGCCCAGCTCGCCGCTGTAGGTCACTTGGTCGGCGACGCTTGCATCTTTGCCATCCAACACCACACGGGCCTTGATGCGTTTGCCGAAGGCGGCGAATTCACCGGCCACCGCTTTGACGCCGGTGAAGCCCGGCGCGCCGATGATGGTCAGGTCTTCCGGCACACTGGCCAGCGCCGCCAGGCCCAACTTGCGGCCGGTGATCGGCTCGTCGCCACCGATCACATTGTTGAGCGTGTCCGCCGGGGTCGCGCCCTCTTCCACGATCACCACGTAGACAGGCACTTTCACCACTTTGAGAATCTGGTACACCGCATGGAACAGCGTGCCGGTCTCGGCACCGGTTGGGTCCAGCAGTGCCTGGGTGGTGAAGCTGTTGATGCGAAACGGCGCGTTTTTCGGGATCGACGCATGGGCATTCGGCGCAGTGCCGACCAGGCCGATCACGTTGTCCCCCAGGCCACCCATGGCCTCGGGGGATTCGGTGGCATTCACGGTGATGCCGTTGTGCTCGAAGTTCAAAACCTCAGCCATGGTTAGTCAGCCTTCTTGGTGGTGGCCTTTTTGGCCGGGGTGGAGTTGAGGACGCTGGTGAGTTCCAGGCGGCCGGCGGTGCGCAGGGCGCAGGCTTCGATGTCCAGCAGGTCCAGTTGCTGGCCGGCGGAGGACCAATGGCCGGCGCCGGTGGGGAATGGGATGAGGACGGTGTAGGTTTGGCGGGTGGGCATGTGGGTAAACTCCAGGCGAAAAAAAACCGCTGTGGGCGGTTTGGGGTGAGATTTAAGCGGGATAGAAGGCGCCTAGCGGATGCGCAGGGCGTTTATTTGGTTTGTTCCCCGATCCATGTCGGTGTGAGAGGACGATATTCCGTGTTCGGAAAATTGGGAGACTGCGGCCAATCGCGCAAGGTTTGGATGTAAACCAGCAGTTCTGCGAACTGCCCGCCTGACAGTGTTGTATCAGCGTCAATGTCCTGTTGATCGCGATGACGCTCGCGCAACCATATAACCGAATCCAGCTCAGCACCGCGCCAGTCACGCTCAAATGCATCTGGGTCACGCTTTACTTGTGGGGCATCAACCAAGTAAGGGAGGCCGTTTTCACCATGGTTCCTGACTTTTTCAAGTGAGGCATTCCCAATGACGGAACGATATAAGTCCTCGCTGATTTGAATTGCATCGTCAGGAATATCCGTGTGCATCCCTTTCAGATAAGTGCTGCCGGTAGCTTTGCTATAAAGACGCACAGTAAATCCCCTTAGTGTCCGATTGCATGCCAATAAAACCCTTTTGGAACCCCGACGCCACCTACATAGTTCTGGATGTAAGCGTTAAAGCTAGGCGATGAGACACTGACGATTTGTGGGCCGGAATCAATGTTCCCATCCACGTCAGGGTTGATCGGGACAGCGACCAATGATCGACAGGCTGTGGGGAACGCAAGCGGAAAAGGCACCGTAACTCGACCGTCGAGCACTGTTGCAGGAGCTAGCCCCCATTGGATGATCAGCCCGCCCAGCCATGTTGGAAAAGCAATGTAGCCGTTGGCAGCCAAGCTGATCGAAAACCCGAATCGTAGCTTCTTGGGCGTAACAAACACCGCGTCATTGAGGCTGTCGAGCATTTGCACATCGGTGGCAACCTTGGCTGTTCCCTGATTGATCTCCGTTGCCTGAGTGGCGAAGGGGATCAGTGCTGCGATGTCGATGTTTCCTTGATTGATGGGGGCGTTCCAGGCTTTGATGCACCACATAACTGCGAGGTTGCGGGGACGAGTCTCACTTCCGCCCGTCGCCTCCAGACCAGCCGATGTCAAAGTACCTTGAGCGGCATAACCAGGAGATCCAAAGTTGCCACCCGCTTGATTCCCGTATTGAAGACGGTGGTAGTGAGACTTAAAAATATCTTCCTGCCAACTGCCCAATGCACGCCCTGCGTCAATTCCACGGCCGTGGTCCCAGCCTCGGAAGAACTCCCCTCGCGACTCAGGCAACCGCGTATAACCCGCCGCATCACCGGCAACGTTAAACTTCTTCGCCAGATACGCAGCCAGGTCCGGATAAAGGGTGTCTTTAAACAGGCTGTTATCCGCCTCCAAATATCCAGGAGGAACAATCCCCATTGGAAACGGCACCATCACCCCAACCGGCAACGCCGAAGCCTTAGCAATCAACCCCTCAATCTCAGCCTTCGAATACGTCCCCTTGCCCAGATAATCCATCACCCAAGCCCGAGTCGCCTTCACCACCGTGTCATCAATCAACAACGTCACAATCGCGGCATTACTCGTCTCGAAAATCGAGCGAATATAAAACTCCTTCCCCGACCCCGACGTGGCCAACACCGGCTTATACGACTCCGGGTACTTAACCACGGCATACAAAATCCCGGTGTCCGTCCACAGCCCGGCTTCGCGTACATACCAGCCGCCAACATCCGAGGGGATGGTGACTTCGGCCATCAGCCAGTTGGCGTTTTTTTCATCTTGAAACAACGCGTTCAACGGCCCGCGCCACACTTCGCGTTTCAGCGCTTTTGCGCTGGCGTCGGGGTTGTAGACGGCGCCGTTGCCGTCGCCGACGGAAATCTGCGCGAGTTTGATCGGTACGCCTGCGGCCTTGCAGGCGGTTTCGTAGGCGATCCCCGCGTCGGTGAGCAGGGTGTAATAGTCAGCCATTTAGTGCTCCTGTGGATAAAGGGTGGTGGTTTCGACGGTGTAGAAGCCAGCCGCCATAAAGGCGCGGCCCGTGGCCTCGACCCCTGCCAGCACGTTGGGGTAGATCGTGGTCAGTTCGCCGCACAGCGTGGCGGCGCCGATGCTGTGGTGGCCGAAGACGCTCAGGCCTACGGAGATCGAGAGGATGTCGCGCTCGCTTTTGGCGTCGGCCAGGCGGCGGTCGAGTCGGGCGTCGACGGTTTCGCTGTAGGGCAATTCGGTCCAGGCACGTACGGCAAAGCTGTAGGGCACGCCCGGTGGTTTCTGCTCGTACCAGGCACGCACTTCGGGGCTCAGTTGCAGGCCCTTGGCCGCGTTTTCGAGGGCTTGGCGGGTGCCGGCCTGGCGTGCGGTGGGCCAGGCGAGTTTGACGGTCAGGCGCTTTTCGGCCTCGGGGGCCGTGGTGCTCCATTCGTTCACCGCGCGGTCCGCCGCCAGGTAGGGCAGGAACGCCGCCGGTGTCAGATCCGGATTCATCAATTGCGGGAAAGGTGGCGTGACCCTGTCCAGCAAATGGCCAAAACCCAGGTCCAGGGCCTTTTCCAGCGGTGAGCTGTTGGCGGGCAACAGGCTTTTTTTGAGTTCACTCATAGCGTGCGCACCTCCACCTCGACGCCTGTGCAATACGGGGCCTGGAACGCCGTGCTGATAATCGGCGCCAACGGTTCGAGGATCTGCAGTTGCGCGGCGCCGGCGCTGTGGATCGCGTAGTCGATCCAGCTCGGGTCAACGCGCCCTTCCAGGCGATGGCAGGAGTCGGCGTAGGTTTGCAGCAGTTGTTGCGCCGCCACCTGGGTCAGGCCGGAGTCCGGGCCGGCATTGATCTTGGCCACCACGCGAATTTTGTAACGCTGAATTTGCGCGCCTTGGACGGTGACCAGATCCGTTTCCGGTCGTACGTCGGGCCGTGCGAAATGTCGTCGTACGCCGTCAAGCAAATCGGCGGACGCACTGCCATCGCCCTCCCTCGACAACACGGTCACCATCACTTCGCCAGGTGCCGTGCGCCGTCCGTTGCCGTCCTTGACCTGGGCTGCGTAGCCGTCCGGGTCGAAGGTGTAACTGACGGTGACCACGCCCGCAGTGGCGCTTTGCACTTTGACCGACGGCCGCTCGCCCAGGGTGAACACCTCGCGGCGATACTGCATGCGCGAGCCCGCCGCCGGCGCATGGGGCGCGAGGTAGTAACGCAGACGCGCATCATCGTCGCTCTCCAGAACCGGCGGCACCGGCGGGAAGGCGGCCGGGTCGCCGGGGGCCAGCACCTGGCGCTCCAGGCCCATGTCCGCCAGGCGCGCATCCAGGTTGCTGCCGGTGGCCCACCACGCCAGCATCTGCTTGATGCGCGCATTGTATTTGCGTTCGTGGGTTTGCAGACGCACGCAAAAGGCTTCCAGGGCCAGGGTCAACAGCTCGCTTTCATTGTCGAGGCTGGCCTTGAGTTTTACCGCGTTTTGCGGCGCGCGGGTGGCGACGTAATCGACCACAAACGCCTTGAATTCGGCCAACAACGGCTCGAACTCATCCACCGCGATAATCGCCGGTTCCGCCAGTTGGTTCTGGCCGGGGATCAGCATGCTCATGTCGAGACCTCGAAAGATTGTTGGCGGTTTTTCCAGGTGCCGGCAAACCGCAGCAACAAACCTGCGCCCTGGCGGCTGGCGACGATGACCTGGGGATGGAAGTCGGTGATGCCGTTCTGCGCGTTGTAAAACGCCTGTGCAGCGTGGCTTTGGGCGAGGATCAGCAAGTCGTCGCCAAGGTTCTGGCCGAGCAATTGCGGGATACTCGAGCCGTACAACGGGCGCTTTTGGCGAGTGCCCACGGGGGTGGTCAGCGCTCGGGTGGCGCGCTGTACGAATTGCAGCCAGTCATCCACGGCTGCCCCGGTGTTTCTATCGATTCCGAGCATGGCAAATCCTTATGCGCTGCTGATCACGCGGCCCTGGTGATCCACCACCGGACCGCTCAAATGCACGCCGGCGGCATCCAGCAGCAGGCCGGTGGCGCCGAGTTGCAAAGTGATGCTCTGGGCGCTCAGCGTCAGGCTGGCGGCGCCGACCTTGATGTCGACCTGTTCACGGGAGCCGCTGACGGTGGTGGGGCCGTTGACCCAATTGAAGAGGTGGCTGGCGTCGTCGTAATCGCTTTGGGTGCCGTCCTGATGGCGACGTCGGGTCAACGACGCTTCGCTGGAAACCGGCGGAAACAGACTACTGTTGAGGCCGAACAAAGCCACAGACTGCGTTCCGCCTTCCCCACCGCCGTAGTTGAGCAACAGGCACTGCTCGCCCACTGAGGGAATGCGCGTTTCAGTTTGTGCACCGGCGCTGGGGTTGAAAAACCGAATGGCCGGGCTGAGCAAATCACCGTGGCTGACCTTGCAGGTATTGCTGGCGGCATCGACCTCCTGGCACACGCCAATCCGGCAGAAGCTTTCGGCGCGTCGATACAGGTCCTCGAGCTGGGCCTCCATTTCTGCCAGGCGCTCGACAATCGGCCCCAGCTGCATGCGTAGCAATGCGTCGAACATGGACTACTCCTGCAGCGGGCGATATTGGCCCGGGTCGTCGATATTTGCGACTTCCCAGGTGCGGGCAAACAGCGGAATGCCCGTAGGATCTTCGAGCAGCAGAGGGCCGATATAGAGGTTTTGGGTGAAGGACACCGTCCAGGTGTCGTAGTCCGTTTCGGTGCTGGTGAGTGGCGAGGGCGCCGCGACGATGGTGGTGGGCAGGTCGCATTGATCGGGCGGCAGGCCCCAGCGGTTATCCAGGGCAAGGTCCATCAATTGGCTGGCCAGGTCGCAGGCATCAAAGGGCGCAGCCTCACTGGGGACTGTGACCCGCAGTGATACCGACAAGGCATGTGCCTTGCGCCCTTCAAAAGAGCGAGTGCCGGGGCCGTTGCGCTCCACGCTGATCAGTACGCCGGTTTTATCGCCGGCGCCGCTGAAATCCTGGTGATTGCCTACACGCAATTGTGGGAAGGCGCCCTTCAGCGCCGCCCCTATTGCCTCGGGCAGTTGGGAAGGTTTTTCGATAAGTGTCATTGAGTTGCATCCTTGCAGCGGTTACGGCTGATCCTGGCGCGAGGTCGGGGCCTCATTGACCCCGATGCGCTTGGCCGCCCAACGTTCATAAAGGCCGATGGCCACATCCGCGCCAGCCATGGCGGTGAGGCAGCCAATGGCGCCGGCGGTCCAGATCGACATACCGGCGGCGTAGCACAGCATCAATGCCGACACCCCGCAGACCATGCATGCTCCAGACCGTAGGGCCAGGCGCCGAACCAGCGACCAACCGCGGGCGCCCTCCTTGTCGGCACGCCACATTTCGCCGGATACACCACCGACCAGGGCCAGTACGATCACCAGCCAGATAGGCATTTCCGCTAACACTTGCTGCTCGTTTGTCAT